GAGCATTAATATCAGCTACAAGATGGATTGATACATTGGTTTATTACGGAGATAGATGTGATGATGACCAAGCATTAAAGTTTCCTCGAACTAATTATCAAGTTGATGGTGTTGAACTAGCTTGTACTCTGATTCCACAAAATATTAAATATGCACAGTTTGAATTAGCTAATGCTTTGGCAAATGATACTGATGCGATTACTGGTAGCACTGGAACTGATGGTAATTTTGAAGAAGTAAAACTAGGAGATATACAGGTTAAATACAATACAAAGAGTCAGGGAACGGGTTCTGTTAATAATGTATTTGACGTATATCCGTGGTTACAAAGTTATTTAGGAGCTTATGTTCTTGGTGGAGCAGGAAGTTTTCAACTTAGGGTGGTTAGAGGATAATGGCAGGTCAACTTGATTCATTATTGAAGAATGTAGCTAAACAGGTTGTAGCTGATCTTGGAGCTTCTCTTGATTCAACTATTACTTATACAAGAAAGGCATCAGGAAGTTATAACACAAGTACAGGTGTCTATACAACAACAGACACTAGCTATAGTTTTGATGCTCCTATTGAATTTATTAGATCAGAAGAAGATTTAGGTAAAGAGATGAGAGAATTTAGAACTTATATAACACCTGATCTTATTGGAGATAATCAACCTGATCTTGATGATGAGATTACATTAACTTACGCAGGATCAACTAGAGTGGCAAAGATAGTTAATATAAGTACATTACAAGGTGGACAAACTTATTTGTTTACTATCCGTGGGAGGTTCTAATGAGTAAAACTCCAGTAACAGATTCTATAAGAAAACAAACTAAAAGAGAATTAAATACTCAATTTAATAATTTAATAGGAAAAATTTTATCAGATTTACCAGCAGAAAGTCCTCAATATACTGGTTTTTTTGCTTCCAGTTGGCAAGCTAATACTTACAGACCTTTATCAAATGAGAAAAGAATTGCTCCGTGGACTCAAATTAAAAAAGATAGAGATAATGGTATTAAAACAGAACCCGAAATTCGTGAAAGATACCCTCTTGATAGAAATTTTGAATTTGGACAAACAGTATTTATAGGTAATAGAGCCGAATATGCTAGACAGGCATTAGGATCTCCTACTAGCAATATAATTGGATATTTAACAGAAATAGAAAAAGTTGTTGAATTTGTATTCGGTGGCAGTATGAATCGACCAGATGTAAGAGTAGCTGATAGTCAAGTTTTATATAAAGATAGTAAAGCTGGTAGAAATGCTCCAGCATTAGGTTCAAAATATAGAAAATTATGAGTTTAGTTAACGCAAGAGCAGCTTTTGAAAAAGCTATTACAGATGCAGTTATAGCAGCAGATAATACTGTAATTATTACTTATGATAATGTAAATTTTACAACACCTGGAAAGACAAAAAAATATATAAGTACTTCAATCACATTTACTCAATCAACAATACAAGCTCAAGGTGCAGCATCAGATTATTATTCTGGTGCAATTCAATGTAATATCTATGTTCCAAAAAATAAAGGTTCTTCTGTTTTATCTACCATAGGAGAAGCTGTAATAGATGGTTTGACTTCTATAAATGCTTCTAATTACTCAGATCCATTTTCTTGTTCTCCCACAATAGGAGAAATAAGTGGAATTATTCCTGTAGAAATTGAAGATCGTTCACATTTTTTAGGAATTATATCTTGTGCTTTTTTTGCTAATAGCTGATATACTTCTAATAGCTATACAATAACATGACTAGAGCAGTTGATCTTCTTAAAAACAAGTTTGGTGTAAGCCAGCTTTATAAATATGACATCATGGATGATGACGAAGTTTTACTTACTGTTTATTGGCATCCATTAACTATTGCTGAAAGAGAATCAATAACAAAAAAATCAAATGCTAATGACACTAATGATTTTGCTTTAATGTTAATGATTGAAAAAGCATTAGATAAAGATGGTAAAAGATTATTTGCTGATGGCGATAAAGCATCTTTAAGAAGAGAAGTTGCTGCTACTGTTCTGCAAGAAATACAACTAGCTATGTTAGAAGCTGGTTCTGATAAGGAGGTTGAACAGGCAAAAGCCGATTTGAAAAGCGAATCCTGATTGGATGTTTATTTATTCATTAGCAAATGAATTAAAAAAATCTGTTAGTGAATTATGTGAAAAGTTAACTATAGAAGAAATGGTAGGGTGGGCTGCATTTTATGAATTAAAAAATGAACAAGAGAAAAAAGAAATGGATAAGGTTCAAAATAGAAGCGTTATGCGTAAATCAAGGTAGAATAGAATATAAGTTTGTGTAATTAGGTCGAAATGGCACAGAAGGATTTAACGCTAAGAATAAAAACTGTAGAGACTCAATTAAATAAGTCTCTTAAAAAGATTGAAAAGTTAGAAAATATTATAAATAAGTTAAATAGTAAAAAAGTAAAATTAAATACTTCACCAGCACAGAGGGCAGCACAAAAATTAAGAAAAGAAATAGAAAAAGGAACTAAAATAGCTGATAAATTATTTGACGCTAGTAGAAGTTCTGGTTTTGGAAATTCAATAGCAAAAGTAAATAGCCAACTTAGTTTAGTTACAAAATCATTTAATGCTGCTAATAGTGCAGCAGATAGACAAACAAGAGCAACTTCTTTAATAGCAGGTAATCTTAAAAAAATGAGAATGGAAGCCACTGCTTTTGCACAAGCAAGTGGTAATCGTGAGGCTTTGAAAGGTGGTGCAGGAAATGTTGGAATTAGATTAAAAGAAATAAGAGAGTTTCCGAGAACTATACTCGCAGGAAATCAGGCTATGAACATTCTTAACGGAATGTTGGAACTAGCTGAAGTAAATTCAAAAGAATTTTTACAAATAAATAAAGCGATTGGAGAGCAATTAAAAATTAATGCTTCAATTCAAGAAGCAGCAGACAAAGCTAGTGGTGTTACAGACAAGAAAAACCGAAATAAAAATAATCAAAGAACAGCACAACGAGTTAAAGCTATTAAAGAGCAAACTTTAAATATAGAAAGAAGAATACAAGATTCTACATTAAATCAAACTACAAAAAATCAATTAATAAATAATTTAAAAAGATCAGGAGTTCAGTTAGATAAAAGAGAATTAGAACTTGCTAAACAAATAAATATAGAGACTCAAAGAAACTTAACAATGGAAGAAAAAATGCAAAGGCGAAGAGGAAGAATTGCTCAAAGTGCTTTAATTGGTGGTGGTTTTCCTCTGTTATTTGGTGGAGGTATTCTTCAAGCTGGTGCTGGTGCATTAGGTGGTGGCATTGGAGAAGCTATAAGTCCTGGAGGTGGTTTTGCTGGTTCTATTGCTGCTACTGCTTTTATCGGCTCTATTCAAAAGTTTAGTGATAGTGCAAGAGAAGTTGGTAATGCTCTTAAAGATGCAAATTTAGGTTTAGAAAAATTAGAAGAATTAGGTTTTGCAGTAGATCAATCAACTAAAAAACAAGTAGCAAGTTTATTAGAGCTTGGAAAGGCAAGAGAAGCAGAGGCTCTTGTTACACAAAAGTTTGCTGAACTTATTGGTGCAAAAGGCGTTAAAAACTTACAAGATTTAGATACTGCATTTGATGAATTACAAAGAGAAACTTCTAAATTGTTCTTACAAATTAGTAGTGAATTAGCACCTGCTTTTGTAGTTATTTTAAATTTGGTTAAAGGAATTGTTCAGCAAATTAATTCTGCTGCAATTCAAAGGGCTGCTGCTAATTTAGATCCAACGGCTTTTAGAAATGCACAAGCAGAGGCAGCAAAACAAGCATCAGCTTTTGGTAATACACCAATATTAAAAAATATTCCTTTTGTAAATACAGCTTTAGGTAATCGAGAGCTAGAACAACAAATATTAACTAAACTTTCTCAAGATATTATTGATAAAAACTCACCTGATTTAACTACAGGTTTAACAAAAACAGATCAACTTTCACAAAAGTCCGCCAAAGCAGAACAAAGTAAATTAGAAGCTCTTGTTGAACAAACAATGCAATATGATGCAATAATAATGTTTGGAACAAAAGAAGCTGAAATAAGAAAACAAATTAAAGAATTTGAAGAGCAAGCTACTGAAGAAGAGAAATTACAAATAGCTACAGGTAAAATAAATGTAAGACAGCTTATAGAACAAAATAACGAAGCTAAAAAATTAGCCGATAATGTAGCAATTATTGAAGATTCTTTTGAACGACTTGCAAATACAATTACACAAGATATAGGAAATGGAATTAAAGGATTGATAAAGGGCACACAATCACTAAATGATATTTTGAGAAATGTCACTAATAAAATTGCTGATGCTTTCTTAAACATGGCAATATTTGGAAACTTTGGAGGTGGATCTGTAACAGGTGGGTTATTAGGAGCTATTGGTTTTGCTAATGGTGGTAGACCTCCTGTTGGTAAAGCTTCAATCGTAGGAGAAAGAGGTGCTGAATTATTTGTTCCAGACAGGCCAGGCACAATAATTCCAAATCATCAGTTAGGCAGCATGGGTAATACAAATATAGTTGTAAACGTAGATGCTTCTGGTTCTTCAGTTCAAGGAGATGAGGAGCAGGGTAGAGAACTTGGTCGTCTTATATCAGTTGCAGTACAATCTGAAATAGTACAGCAAAAACGACCAGGAGGATTACTTGCATAATGGCTACTTTTCCTTCAATAAAACCTACATACGGACAACAAAAAAGATCCGCACCAAATACCAGAACAATTCGTTTTGCGGATGGTTATGAGCATAGAATTTTATTTGGATTGGCAGAGCACCAGAATCCAAAAGTTTATAATTTTACCTTTAATGTCTCTGAAGTGGAAGCAGATGAAATAGAAACCTTCCTTGATGCCCGTGCAGAAGATAGTGCTAGCTTTGATTTTACTGCACCTGGAGAAGCTGCTGCACAGAAATTTGTTTGCGAAAATTGGTCAAAATCTATACCATATAACAATAGAGCAACGATTCAGACAACATTTAGAGAAGTATTTGAACCATGAGTACTGCTCCGATTATTACTGATCTACAAAAGATCAATCCTTCAGCAATAATTGAATTATTCAGTATTACAACTGATGCTGCATTACATGGATCAGCAGCTACTTATAGATTTCATAACGGAACAAATGCACTAAGTAATGGAGATATTATTTGGGCTGGTAATACCTATATAAAAATGCCAATACAAGCAGAAGGTTTTGCTTTTAGAAAAGGTCAATTACCTAGACCTACGCTTACTGTTAGCAATGCACTTGGAACTATTACTGCTATTTTGTTAAACGTAAACTCAATCACAACAGGTAACGATTTGACAGGAGCTACTGTGACAAGAATTAGAACTTTGGCACGTTATCTTGATGGAGCTAATTTTGCTGGTAATACTAATCCACTTGGAACACCAGATCCTACAGCAGAGTTTCCTCAAGAGATATACAAGATTGATAGGAAATCAACAGAGAATAGAGAAATTGTACAGTTTGAATTAGCAGCAGTATTTGATCTTGCTGGTATTCGTGCTCCTAAAAGACAATGTACTAGAACAGAGTTTCCTTCGATTGGTACGTTTATAGCATGAATTGGAAAGAAGAAGCACTTACTCATGCGAAAGACCAAGATCCTAAAGAATCTTGTGGTTTATTGTTAAATATTCGAGGAAAAGAAAGATATTTTCCTTGTCGTAATCTTTCAATGACAAATCATCAATGTTTTATTATTGATCCAGAAGATTATGTAAAAGCAGATAATACTGGAGAAATAACTGCTGTTGTTCATAGCCACCCTGTAACACCTCCTACACCTAGTCAGGCAGATCAGATTAGTTGTGAGCAAAGTAAACTTCCATGGCATATTGTTAATCCAAAAACAGAACAATGGGGTTATTGTGAACCATGTGGATATAAACCACCCTTACTAGCTAGACCTTGGGTTTGGGGTATAACTGATTGCTGGAGTTTAGTAAGAGATTGGTATAAAGAAGATAAAAATATTGAACTTAGAGATTGGGATAGACCTACAACACCAGAAGAGTTTATATTAAATCCGATGTTTGAGCAATGTGCTTGGAGAACTGGTTTTAGAGAACTAAGGCCAGAGGAAAAAACAATGAATGGAGACTTGTTATTTATGTCTATTGGATCTCCTGGTTTAAATCATGTAGCTATTTTTCTAGATGGAGATGTTTTACATCATTTAACCGATAGACTATCTTGTAGAGAGCCTTATTCTCAATGGTTATTAAAATGCACAGGAGGGAGGTATCGTTATGTTGCGTAAACTAAAGCTATATGGCGAACTTGCTCAGTTTGTAGGGCATAAAGAATTTGAAATACAGGTAGATAGTCTTACAAAAGCAGTTAGTTTCCTTATTAATAACTTTCCGCAAGTAGAGAAATATATGAATCCTAAATATTACCAAGTAAAAGTTGGTAATTATGCTGTTAGCGAAGAAGAAATACACCACCCAATAGGACAGGAAGATATACATATCGTTCCTGTTATATCTGGTGCTGGAGGTGGACTAGGTAAAACTTTATTAGGTGCTGCTTTAATTGGAGGAGCTTTCTTATTTACACCATTAACCGCAGGATCATTTTTTAGTCCAATTGTTGCACCAGGATCTTTTGCAGCAGCGTCAGGAATAACAAAAGCAGCAGTAGCTATAGGTGGTTCTTTAGTTTTATCAGGTGTAAGTGAAATGTTATTTCCTGTTCCTAAACCAAAAGAATTTAAGTCAGAGCAAGATCCACAGTTGTCATTTAGTTTTTCTGGTACGCAAAATACATCAAGAGCAGGTACACCTGTGCCTTTAGTCTATGGAGAAATAGTAACAGGATCAGTTGTTATAAGTGGTGCAGTTGATACTCAGCAGGTACAAGCATGACTAAACCCAAAATTATTAGAGGATCTGGAGCACCTTCTCCTCCTACCCCACCTCAACCAACTAGAGCACCTGATACCTTACATAGTAGGCAGTTTGCTACTTTTCTTGACCTTATTTCTGAAGGAGAGATTGAAGGTTTTGCTACTGCTTCAAAGGAAGGTAGAACACAAGGAACTGCTGCATATAATAATGCTGCATTGAAAGATGTATTTCTTAACGATACTCCTGTTCTAAAAGCAACTGCTGATTCTACTAATCCAGTTACAACTGATTTTAATTTTCAAGATGTTACTTTTAATCCTAGATTTGGAACATCAGGTCAGACAAAAGTTGAAGGTATTGAAAGTAGTTCTTCTGTTACAGCAGTAGGTATTACTGTTACTCAATCCTCTCCTGTTACAAGACAGATAACAAATTCAAATGTTGACGCAGTAAATGTAACTATAACCTTCCCACAATTACAAAGAGCAACAGATCAGGGAGACTTATTAGGCTCTTCTGTTCAATTAAAAATAGCAGTTCAATATAATTCTGGTGGTTTTACTGATGTTATTAATGACACTATTACAGGTCGAACTGCTGATGCTTACCAAAGGGATTACAGGGTAAATCTTACGGGTGCTTTTCCTGTTGATATAAGAGTTACAAGAGTAACAGCAGATAGTACATCTACAAGTCTTATAGATGCTTTTACATGGACAAGTTTTGGTGAAATTATTGATGATGCTTCAACTTATGCCAATAGTGCTTATGCTTCTCTCAGATTGGACTCTATGCAGTTTCAATCAATACCAACAAGAAAGTATCGTATCAGAGGAATAAAAGTAAGGATTCCAGGTGCTGGTGCTAGTGGATCTGGTACTCCTACAGTTGACGTTAATACTGGTCGAATTATTTATCCAGACGGATATATCTTTAATGGTGTTATGGGTGCTGCTCAATGGTGCTCATGCCCTGCGATGGTGTTATTGGACTTACTTTTAGACACACGTTATGGATTTGGAAATCATATAACAGAAAGTTCTCTTGATTTATTTTCTTTCGTTACTGCTAGTAAATTTGCAAATACATTGGTATCAGATGGATTAGGAGGACAGGAAGCTAGATTTAGTTGCAACGTAAATATTCAATCATCTAGTGAAGCGTTTGATCTTATAAATGAACTGGCAGGTGTTATGAGATGTATGCCAATATGGTCTGCTGGTAGTATTCAACTTGCACAAGATAGTCCAAAAGATGCAAGTTATTTATTTAACCTTGCCAACGTAACTGAAGAAGGATTTAGCTATTCGGGAAGTGGATTAAAAACAAGAAATACTGTAATTTCTGTTTCGTATTTCAATATGGATAGTAGAGAGATAGATTATGAGGTTTATGAAGATACCGCCTCAATAGCTAAGTTTGGGGTAATTATTAAGCAGGTAAAAGGATTTGCGTGTACATCTAGAGGACAAGCTAGAAGATTAGCAAAAGCTATTTTATTTGCTGAACAAAATGAAAGTGAAATTGTAGCATTTTCAACTTCTATAGATTCTGGTGTTGTTGTAAGACCTGGTGCTGTTATAGAGATAGCTGATCCTGTACGTTCTGGTGTTCGTAGAGGAGGAAGAGTAAGTGCTGCGACAACGACCCAAATAACTGTAGATGATTCTGCTGCAACTGATTTGGCAACAACAAATAATCCAACTTTATCTGTTATTTTACCTGATGGAACGATGGAAACTAAAGGTGTCTCATCTATCTCAGGTGCAGTAATTACAGTTGATAGTGCTTTTTCTCAAGCACCAAATGTAAATGCAGGTTGGCTTTTAC